GGTAACGGACGGACGGATCGACGGAGCGTATGACCGACTCGACCAGGTCCCCGCCGTTGTTGACCTCGGCCACGATCGCGTCGGCCCGATGCTTGTGGTACGCGGCGACGGCGCGGCGCGCGGCCTCCACGGGCGGCATGCGGCCGGACAGGTCGTCGAGGACGTAGCCGTGCTGCCGCATGGTGCCGTTGACGTCCGGGATCCGCTGCTGGCCGAGCCCAGCGACGAGGATGCCCATCTCGTCGGACTCGTCGTGGGATGTGGCGGCGGGGTCCATGGCGACGACGACGCGGGACATGGGCGGGGCTGCGCCAACGCGGGTGGCGTCGAGGAGCGCGCGGGACCACAGGGCGCCCTCGATGTCCTCAAGGAGGATCCCGTCGAGTTCCTGCGCGGCGATGCGGGTGCCGGCGTACTTCTGGATGAGGTGGAGGCGCTGTTCTTCGGGCAGGTGGATCGCGTCGCGGGTCTTGCCGCGGGTGACGTGCACCTTGTCGGAGCGGGTCAGTTCGATCAGCTCGGTCCGGGGCTTGGGCGTGGTCGATCCGATGTAGTGCGGGTTCGTTCCGAGGCGGAGACCCATCTCGCTGTGCGTGATCGCTTCCTTGAGGCGGCGCTGCGCGGCGACCTCCTCCATCCACACCAAGCAGCGGTTACCGCCGGCGCGGAGCCGCTCGACGTCGTCCGGGGTGTGGCTGCCGAACAGCTTCGCTTCGGCGCCGGACGGCCACCGGGCGAACGTGCCGCCTGCGGTGGTGCGGAGCAGGACGCGGGGGTCGTGAGCCTTCAGCCCGGACGGCCCGTTCACGCAGGCCTCAACGGCGTCTCCCTGTGTCGGGGCGATGATGGCCATGCGGTGGCCGCCGGGCAGCCGTGGGTCGCAGGGTGGGCCGTTGACGTGGGCGACCATGTAGCGGGCGCAGCCGTCGGTCTTGCCGGTGCCGCGCCCGCCGAGTTGGAGCCACCAGCCGAGAGTGGGGATGTGCTCGGGCGGGACCTGCCACGGGTACGGCTTCCACTTCCCCCACCGCTTCTGCCACAGCCGGTCCGCCAGCTCGGTTTCGAGCAGCTCAAGTTCGGCCGGGGACATCCCGGCCAGCTTGGCGTCGAGGTCGGCGGCGGCGTGCACGGTGCGGCTACTCCCATTCGTAGTAGGGCTGGTCGGGTCCGGTGCTGCGGCGGTGGATCATGCGGGCGTTGTGGCCGGGCTCCAGCTCGCACGTGATGGACGGGTCGTTGGGGTACGGCGGGCAGGCCGCGGGCGCCTCGACCGGCGGCTCCTCGGGCTCGGGCTCGGGCGCGGGCTGCTCGTCCGGCTCGGGGTTGGGGTCGGGTTCGGGTTGCGGGTCCTCGACGGGCGGCTCGGGGGTGGGTTCGGTCACGTGTCCTCCAGCTGTGCGATCTCGTCGGCGAGGGCCTTGATGCGGGCGGTCATCTCGTCGGTGACGGTGACGTTGGCCTTCACGGGGGCGTACAGGCCGAGCAGCTTGGCCTGGTGGTCGAGGAGTTTGACGAGGGCCTCGTCCGCGCGGACGTCGCCCTTGACGACCTTCGGCATCAGCCCGTCGATCGCCACGTTGATGACGGCCAGTTGCTCGCCGAGGTACTGCTGGAACGCCTCGGCGGCCTCCTTGGCGAGGGCCTCGACGCCGCGCTTCCACGCGGTGTGCGCGTTCTTGATGTCGCAGCCGAGGCGCTCGGCGATGTCGCGGAAGTGGAGGCGGTCGCGGGTGCGCAGGATGACGGCCTCGTGCTGTCGCACAAGGCCGATGTCGTGGTCCGCGTGCCGCCGCGCCATGCCACCTCCCTGGTGGGGAAGGTACGGATTTTCAGCGGGGCAGGATCTTGGGGGCTGCAATTCGCGGGCATGACGACGCCCCGCCGACGCAGGTCGACGGGGCGTTGGTGGGGCGGGTGGTCAGCCGTGCTGGCCGGGCACAGGGCCGTTGTACCCCTCGGGGATGTACGTGACGGTGGTGCGCCGTCGGCGGGCGGCGAGGTAGAACGGCGTCCACAGGCCCACGGTGCAGATCAGCATGGTCCAGTGGAAGCCGAGGGCGATCCAGCCCATTTTGCGGCGTGTGACGATCTCCGGCATCGGGTCCCCTCCCGGCGGCGGTGGTGGTCGGGGCAGTGTCGCACGGGGAACGTGGCCGGGCCCTCGCCCCTGGGGATTTAGGCGAGGGCCCGGAGTGCGTCACAGCCAGAGACGCGGATGGGTCTGCGTCTCCGACTGTACGGCGGGGGTCTGACAACGGCCGGTCAGCGGCAGGGGAAGTGCGACGGCGGGTAGTGCCCGGCGCAGTTGGGGCAGTAGTCGAGCGGCGGCTGCTCGTACCGCAGGACGGCGGCGAGGAGACGACGGATCATCGCGCGTTCACCTCCCCCTGGACCATGTGGATGTGCGTGTGGTTGGGCCGGTCGGGGGGCGCGGACTTGTAGATCAACATCCCCTCTCGGGTCTCAGAAGGGGTCACGCCCACAAGCTCGTGACCTGCGCATTCGCGGCACGAGGGGCGCCCCTTCTGCGGTGGGGGAGTGGCGGACGAATCGGACATCTGCCAAGCGCCGATCGCCCACACGACCGGCACGGCGTAGATCCCGCCGGGCACCCGCTGAAGCAGCAGCCCGTAGAACACGAGGGCGGCTACGACAGCGGCGGCGCGCCGCAGGGCCACGCCGAAGCGGCGGACATGCACGCCCAGACCCACCTTCCCGGGGGCGTAGTCGAGGGCCAACTGCCAAGGGGGGTAGGCCTCCAGCTGCCGCCACGTACCGACTGCGAGACGGCGGCCGACCGCGGCCGCGCGCCCGCTCACAGCAGACCTGCCACGTAGTCACCAGCCGTGGAGACGACCGGCGCGAGGACGTAGCCGACGGCCCCCGCGATGCTCGACGCGAGACCGAGGCTGACGCCGGAGAGGACGCCGCGGACGAAGTCGAGGCGGAACCCGCGGCGGCTGGCGACCGCGGCGAACACGACGGTGACGATGATGACGACCGCGTGCCCGCCGGGGGTGAGGGCGAGCTGCGAAGTGCGGGTGACGTCGGGGCTCGTGCCGCCGACGCCGTACACGAGCACGACCTCGCCGACGGTATTGGTGCCCCACAGGGACCAGTCGGCGGCGGCGCCGATGATGCCGCCGGCGGAGAGGACGAGCAGCGCCCCGTAGGCCATGCACAGCAGGAACGGGGCGAGGTCGCGGAGCGCCTTGAGGGCGAGGCGCTTCTGGTGGCTGGCGAACCAGCGGGAGACGTCCCAGGCCGCGAGGGACAGTCCGACGGTGACGCCGCCGAGGGACACGATTCCGTACGTGGGGATGTCGAGCGGGGGCATGCTGAGTCCTATCGGAGGACGGCCACGCCGAGCGCGGCGAGGGTGAGGATGAAGGCGACGGTCCCGGTGATGCGGGGGACGTCGTGCAGCGCGACAGCGCACAGGCCGAACAGGCCGAGGAAGGCGGAGCCTGCGAAGAACACGGCGAGCATGGTGCGGCCTATGCGGTGCGGCCGATGGCCGGCGGGTAGTCGGCGAGGTGGGGCTCGTGCTCCTCGATCTCGGCTCGGATGGTGCCGCGGATGGTGGAGTCTCCGACGCGGCCGTGCCCGGCAGCGATGAGCGCGTCGCGCATGGCGGCCGTACCGGGGCGGGTGCCGTCGTCGTACAGCGGCCGTACGGCGGCGCAGCGCGGGTCCCGGTAGACGATGGCCGGGCGCTGCGGCTCGGGCTCCGGCTGCTCCTCTGCGGCCTCCAGCGCGGGCGGCTGCTCGGGCTTCGGCGGCACGGCAGGGGGCTGCTGCTCCTCGGTCCGCTCGACGGTGACGACGGGCGCGGCCTGCGTCGTCGTCTCGGCGCGGCGGGCGAACCACACGTGCAGCTGCCGCATCAGGGCGCCGAACGCGAGCAGCGCGGCCACGGGCGGCACGGCTGCGACGACGTACTCCAGCAGCCCGGCCCCTGCGCCGACGCCGGCCACGTTGAGGCCGATGGAGCCGATCGCGCCGACGGCGGTCAGGGCGATGGCCCACGGGTCGACGCTGCGCAGGTACGAGGCGCGCAGGATGAGCAGCTCGCCGGCGAGGTAGAACAGGTCGAGGACGGCGGGCCAGGCCCATGCTCTCGCGGGGTCCATGCCGAGGCCGTTGCGGGCGGCGACGTCGTGCAGGTGGTGGTAGCTGAGCCAGAAGGCGATGCCGGTGATGGCGGTGATGATGACGGCGGCGCCTACGGCGAGGCCGAGTCCGCTGGTGGCGGTGTCTTTGGTCTTCATGGCGATCACGCCGGCCGGGTGGTGCGGAAGTCGCGGTCGGTGGCGCCGAGCGCGCGGGCCTTGCGGGTCTTCTCCTTGGCCGCCTGGTGTGCGGCGTCAGCCTCGTCGGAGGTACGGCCGTAGTCGTTGATGGTCTGGGTGTAGACGGCGATGGCGTTGACGGCGGCCTGTACGGCGCGCTGCATGGGGGTGTCCATCAGATGCCACCGCCCTGGGTGCCGGTGCCGTGGCAGGGGCCGCAGGGGTGCCAGGTCTGGATGGTCACGCCGTCGCGGTTGGTGGTTTCGGTGTGCCCGGCGGCGCCGCGGCAGGTGCCGCAGACGCGGGGGGCGGGTACGCTGCGTTCAGCCATTGGAGGTCTCATCTCCTGTGGTCAGAGCCTCGTTCGGTGGTCGCACACCGGCGGGGCTCGTTCTGTTGTGGGGCGTCGTCGGGCGTCGTCGGCCCGTCGTGACGCGGTTCGTGTCGGATAGCCGACACGGTGAAGGGTAGCCGACACGGGGCCCGATGTGCAGACCTACGCTCCGGCGGGGAGGTGCGGGGTATGGCGGACGAGCAGGATGAGGCGCGCGTAGCGGCGGACGAGGTCCTCGAAGCGGTGCGTGCTGCGCTGCGTCAGCTGGAGACGATCCCGGACGCTGCGCTGCGGGCGCGGGCGGCTGGCCTGGTGCTGCGGGAGTGGCCGGGTGAGCGGACGCTGGCGAAGGAGATCCGGCAGCAGGCGGTAGACGCGCTGCACTCGGGTCAGGGGTTGGACTTCCCGGCGATCGGTGAGCTGATCGGTACGGATCGGTCGCGGGCGTGGCGGATCTGGAAGGGCATGGATTGACGCGGGGCCGCCGGAGTCTCAACGCCTCGGGGTGGGACTTACGCCGCGTAGAGCTCCCCACCAGCCGCTGCGCCAGAGCAGCAGACGCGGCCCCGCAGTGCCAGTGTGGCAGACACGACGACGCCCCGTCTCCGGCCGTCGTGGGACGGGGTGACGGGGCGTCCGGCCTGCGTCGATCAGGCGTCAGGCTGCTCGGGAGGGGTGCAGGGGCAGTCATCTGACCCGATGCCGCCGATCCCGTTGGGGCCGACGCAGCCTTCGTAGGGGTCGTGCCAGTCGGCGGGGTGGCCGCATGTCTTGCACGGCTGCTCCGTGGTGGGCTGCTCGGTGCCGTCGAGGGCGGTGCGCAGCTGCGGGTAGCTGACGGGGACGATCTGCTCGTCCTCGCGGGGGTCGCGGGGCAGCAGGGCGCGCACGCGCTCGATGGCGGCCTCGGCCCGCTCGGCCCGCTCGCGCAGCGTCGTCGTGCGGCGCTCCAGCAACCGCTTCGTCTCGGCGGTCACCGCGTCGGCCTGCTCGGCACGCTTCACGGCCGCGGCGCGTTCGGTCTCGGACCGGTTGGACGTCTCGTGCGCGACGCGCAGGAGTTCCTCCAGCTGCTCGCCGCGCCGTTCGTAGTCGCCGAGTTCGGCGGTGAGCCGGTCGATCTCAGGGACGATCGTCTGGACGTGCCGCTTGTTCCCGGCGGCCACGGCGCGGGCGGTGTCGTGTTCGCGGGTCTCGGCGTCGAAGTGCTGCCGTAGCAGGGCGGATTCGTCGCTGCGGAGGGCAATGCCGCGGGTGGCGCGGTCGAGGATGATGCGGGCGGATTCGCGGCGGGTGGCACGGAGGGCGTCCTCGTCGGCGGCGCGCGTCTTGGCCACCTGCTCGTCGATCCAGCCCGTCAGATGCTCGGCGTTCTCCCGCATCTCCTCGAACCGCTGCTCGCTCATGGGTCCCGAGTGTTTGACCACCCGGGCGGGGCGGGGCTCGGCGGCGGCCGGGGCCTGGTCGGTCCACGCGGTGTACGCCTCGACGGGGACGTGCTGCGCGATCTTCTGCACGGCCGGGGCGACCGGGTAAACGGCCACGGCCTCGGTCCAGTGGAAGCCGGTGCCGTCGCTGTGGTCCTCGGTGTGGTGTGCCGCGCGGATGCACTCGCGCCAGACGCCGAGGACGCCCTGGTGCCGCGCGCTGCACGTCGTCGCGGGCGTCGTCGCGTCGTCGTCGGCCACTGCCACGTGCTCGACGACGGGCGTCTCAAGGGCGTCGGCGATGCGTCGGACCTGCGTCGTCAGGGCGTCGGCGGCGCGGACGACGGCCCGCAGGTCACGTCCGGACGTGGGCAGGGGGCTCATGTGGTCTGGTCCTTCCGGTGGCGGGTGCAGCGGGTGCGGTCGTGGTCGGTGCCGGCGGTGAGGAACCACGTGTCGCAGCACCACGCCATGGCGACGGCGACGGCGGCGTCCTCGGCGGGGGTGCGGGCGTCGGGTGGTCTGGCGGCGCGCTCCAGGCGGCGCAGGGCGGCGCGGAGTTCGTCGCGGTGGTAGGCGTGGTGGCCGATGGCGACGGCGAGGAGGACGGCGGCCCCGGCGAAGAACAGCGTGTGGGGCACGTCGCCGCGGCTGTGGCTGAGGAGGGCGCAGCGGAGCATGCCGACGGCGGCGAGGGCGTACAGGGCGGCGAGGGCGTTGGTGAGGTGGCGGGTCATCGCTGCGCCTCGTCGGCCATGCGGCGCAGCAGCGAGGTAGCCCACCGCGCGCCGTTGTCGAACATGTCCACCTGGTCTTGCGGCAGCTCCGTACGGTCGATCTCCTCGGCAGCCTGGCGCAGCACTTCGGCGCGGTGCTCGGCGTCGCGCTGCTCGCGGAGGGCGCGGGCCTTGGCCTCCAGCGGGGCGAGCGCGGCCTCGGCCTTTGCGGTGGCCGCCTGCTCCTGCTCGGCGAGGTGGTCGCCTACGGTGGCGGCGGCGAGGAACGCCTTGCGGGACAGCTCGGACATGGTCTTCTCCTGGGCTCGGCGGGTGAGGAAGTTGCGGAAGTCGGCGATGGCTTGGCGGTCGCCGTCGGTGAGTTGGGCGCGGGGGTCGTTGCCGCATCGGGGCCGGGGCATGACGGTCACCCGGCGAGCGCGAGGGGCTGTACGGCCGCCTGAGCGCCCGGGAGCGGCTCGGCGGCCCGGGAGTCCCCCCACGCCGCACGGGCCCGCTCAGCGTCCGCACGCTCCCTGTCCCGCCGCTCCTGCGACTGCCGCGCCACCGCCCGCTTACACGGCACGCACGCCGACTCCTTCAGCCGCCGGTGCATCCAGTAGCCGCGGACCGTCCCGCCGGCCTTGTGCGCCTCGGCCAGCAGTCGGCGCCGGTTGGCCTCCACCGCCTCGTCGTGCGCGGCCTGGCACTGCGGGCAGGCGGGCTCTTTACGGCGGATGTGGATCTGGTAGCCGCGCTCGCTGCCGCACCCCATGGCCCGGGCCTCGAAGTCCACACCGCCCCACACCCCGTGCTGCTGCTGGGTGTCGAGGGCGTACCGCATGCAGTCGAGCAGCAGCGGGCAGCGGTGGCACTGCCGGGCGGCGTAGCGGCGGTCAGCGGCGGCGGTGCTGAACCAGGGCTCGGGTTCGTCGCGGCAGGGCAGGCCGGGGGTTCGGGCGGTGAGTTCGGCGAGGGTGGTCATGGCGCTCCCCGGGGGTTGGTTCTCGGGCGGTTGGTCGGCGGTGCTGATCGGCGTCAGGTGGGGTGCCCGGGGCGGGAGTCGAACCCGCAGCTGGTCCGCTTTTAAGGCGGCTGCGTCTGCCGTTGCGCCACCCGGGCAGGCGGTCATGCGGCGGAGTCGAGGGTGCGCTGCACTGGCCCGGTCTCGGTGTGGGGTGTGCACTGCGGGGACTTCCCGGACAGGCAGACCGACTCGATGAGCCGCATCTGTTCCGACGCCTTCACGTCCCACTCGACGCGCCGCTGTTCGCGCAGTTCGGCCATGTCAACGCCGTGGTACTCGAACGGGCTGCCGTCGTAGCCAGGCCACCGGTTGCCGGTCTCTTCGTTGAAGCGCAGGTTCCGGTGCCCGATCCACAGGCGGCGGTGTTCCGGGCAGAGTTCGGCGGGCGGTCGCACATTGAACCGCTCGTCTGGCGGGTACTGGCGGTTGCTGGCGCGGTACTGCTGCTGGCGCCACGCGGCGGCTTCCCAGGTTTTCCATTGGGCGGCGATGTGGGCGGGGACTGGTATGCCCAGGTAGCTGATCGGCGTCGGCTGGTTCATGCGGGGCGCCTTCCGTGGCCGGTGGTGGCGAGGTGTTCGGTGCGGCTGGGGTGGGGGTGCTGGAGGCGGTGGCGTCCGCCTCGGCGTCCGGGGCGCTGGCAGGGCTGACCGGGTGCGGCGCGGCAGGTTTCGACGGGGCAGGCGATGGTGAGGGCGTCGGGTTGGCCGGTCTGTGCGGCGCGGAGGCGTTCGGCGGCGACGGGCCGGTACGGGGCGAGGGCGGTGCGGGTCTCGGTGGTGAGGTAGTCGCCGAGCTGCGCGAGGCGGCGCTGTGCTTCGGCGGCGGCGGGTCCGGCGGTGATGGTGCGGACTTCGGCCGGCGGGGTCTGGCCGTGGACGACGGCCTGCCGCTGCTCGCGGAGGGCGGTGAGGTAGCCGGGCACGTCGTCGGGGTCGAGGTCGGGCCGCGGCTCGAAGGTGCCGACGTCGCGGTTCATGCGGTCGCGGACGAGGGCGTGCCAGCGGGTGGCGATCTCGGCGGGGAGGATTGGCCACGTCGAGGTGGCGTAGTGCTGCTGCGCGGCCGTCAAGGCGAAGTCGGCGGGGACGTCGGCGAGGATGCCGGCCCACATGTGGATCTGTGCGCGCATCTCGATGGGGTCTTCGCGGCGGACGCGGGGGTCGGCGAGGGCGATCTGTGCGAGCAGCTGGGGGATCTCGGCGGGCTTCATGCGGTGTCTCCCTGGCGGAGTTCTTCGGCGATGGCGGCCATCTGGGCGACGTAGTTGGACGCGGCGGTGGGTGGGGCGACGGGGCGGGGGCCGGTGTAGGCGGTGGGGGCCTGGACGCCGGTCCAGCCGCGGAGGAAGTACTTCGCGCTGTAGGGCTGGGTTTTGGCGGCTTGCCAGGCGCGGGCGGCGTGGTCGACGAGGGCGGGTACGCCGGCGCGGCGGATGGTGTCGCGGAGTTCGATCCATTCGGCGGCGCTGAAGGTCCACGAGACGTTCATGCCGCGGGCGTGCATGGCGTCGATGAGGGGTTGGACTTCTCCCCTCCCGGAGACGTGAGCGACGTCGGTGCCGGGGGTGCTGTCGGAGGGGGGAGGGGGAGGAGGTACCTCCGTAGGAGGTACCGGGTATGGCGTGGTAGTGGCTTGGGCATGCGCACCCCCTTCAGCGGGCGTGCGGTGTGACAGACCCTCCTGACCTGCGGTGCCTTCCGGAAATAGGGGGTCTTTTCGAGGACGATTCGCAGAGTTTTCGTCCCCGGTTGCACGATGAATGTTCTTCGTTTCGTCGGCGATTCCGGGGCCTTTTCGGTTCGCGCGGCTCTTCGCGGCCCGCTCGGCGGCGCTCCGCTTGTTCGCCTCGTGCTGGGCCCGGGTGACGTTCCGGCCGCCCTCGAAGAAGTCGTGCACGACGAAGTCGCCCTGGTTCGGCTGCGGGCAGCGGGAGCAGTCGTGGCCGGCCGAGTGCCACAGGCCGACCTTGACGAGCTTCCGGGCCTGGGGCTCGGTGCCGTACAGGGTGGCGATGGCGCCCGGCACGATGCCCTCGGTGAGGTGCTGGGCGGAGTAGGCCCCGCAGCGCAGCCACAGACCGAGCGCGGCGTTCCCGGCAGCCATGAACTTGGGGTGGCTGTGGGACGCGTCGTCGATCTTGAACCAGGGCATGTGCGGCTTCTTTCAGTGCGGGTGGTGAACCGTTCCGGCGGTGCCGCCCGGGGCGGGAGTCGTCGCCCCGGGCGGAGTCGGTCAGCGGACGTACTCGGCCTGGCGGCGCTCCTCAACGCGCCGCTTGTGGGCCTTCAGCTCGTCCTCGGTGGGCTTGTCCGCCACGAGTCCGGCCAGCTGGTCATCGGGGCGCATCGGGCCCTCGCCGACCTCGTCCAACGTCCCGTCGATCTGACGGCCGCGGTACATGGCCCGCTTGGCCTGGAGCAGGGCGGCGGCGTCCTCGTCGCTGCGGGCGACCTCGCAGCCGGTGACGCGGACCTTCACCTGCGGGTCCTTGTCCTCGCCCTCGGCGTGCCCGGTGTAGGACTTGGAGGTGAGTTCGACGATGGCGACGACGGTCCGGCCGGGCTTCTCGAAGAGGCCGCGGCGCATCTCGCGGGACATGCACGCCTCGATGACGACGGCGGCAGAGTCCAGCTTGACCTCAGGGACGTCGGCGGGGCTGAGCTTCGGCATTACTCGGTTCCTTCCTGGTGGTTCACCGCGGCCTGTGCGGCGCGGTAGGCGTAGAAGCTGGAGCGGCGCTTGCCGCTCGCGATGGCGCGCGCGTCGTGGACGCGGGAGTCGCTGAGGGGGCTCGGCGTCGTCCAGGCGCCAGCGGGGAGGCCGGGGCCCGGTTCCGGTCGGGGCAGTCCCTTGGCGGCCCACGGGCTATGCGCGTCGCACTTCCAGCCGGTGACGTAGAAGTGCACTTCGCCGTCGTGGGCGGCGGGGATGTCGCACGGCTCCGGGACCCGGCTGTTCATGCGGCGGGCTCCAACACGCCAGCGCGGGCGGCGAGCAGCCGGAGCGCGGCGGCGGCCTGCTGGGGAACGACGCCGTTCCCGAGGGCCTTGAGCTGCTGTGTGCGGGTGAGCCCGGGGACGGCAGTGACATGGCCAGCGGTCAGACCCATCATCCATTCGACGAACACGGGGCTCAGCCGATTGCGATCGTCAGTTGCCCGGGGGGCACGTCGTCCGGTGACGTCTTCCCACCGTTGGATGGCGGGGAGGAAACGGCCCCACGCAAGGTTGGGTTGCCCCGGCCGAAGGTCGTGCTCTCCCGCTCCCCGTCCGAGGCGGTCGGCGTCGGCAGCAGGAGCCGACTGGCGTCCGTGAGCGTCATGCCATTGCCGCTGCCGTACGGTGTCCCGTCCGGTCTGAAGTTCGCCGTGTCCCGTGAGTCGGCAACCGTCGGCGTCGGCATCAGCGACACGACATGCCGCAGGTTCATTCCGCCCTCGGCTGCATGCCCAGGACCCGTCGCTTCCGACGCGGTCGGTGTTGGCAGCAGCTGCACCACGTTCGGTAGCCCGTCCTCGTAGCCCCGTCCCCGGGAGTCCCGGGCTCGGGGTGTCGGCAGCCCGGGCGTAGAGGAAGAGGCGGGCTCGCTGGTGGGGAGCGCCGACCTCCGACGCGCGTACAAGGCACCACTCCGCATCGAACCCGAGGCGGGCAAGGTCGGCGAGGACGGCGTCGAATCCCAGTCGAAGGTGCCCTGCGACGTTCTCAAAGACTGCGACTCGGGGTCGTAGTACGCAAAGGGCGTTCGCGATGTACGGCCAGATGTGCCGGGCATCGTCCGTTCCTTTCCGGAGGCCGGCGCTGGAGAAGGGCTGGCAGGGGTAGCCGCCGCAGAGGATGTCGACGGGCTCGACGTCCTCCCACCGGGCGGTGGTGAGGTCGCCGATGTTCGGCACGGCCGGGTGGCGGTGGGCGATGATCTGGCAGGCGCCCGGGTCGATGTCGGACACCCACGCGAGTTCGCCGCCGAACACCTGCCGTACGGCCATGTCGAGACCGCCGTAGCCGGTGCACACGGAGCCGATCCGGAGCGTCATCGCCCCACCGCCCCGAAGCTGAGGGGGTCCTCGTCGGGGGCCAGGCCGCGGACGACGAGGACGAGTTGCCCACTCTTCCGCTTCTGGCCGAGGCGCATGTCCGGGCCGAGCACGCGGGTGTGGTCGTCGTCCTCGAACAGGCCGGCGTCGACTAGTCCGTCCACAGCGGCCTTGAAGGACGGGTACCAGTTCGCGGGGTCGCACCGGACGTTGCGGTCGGGGTGCAGCACGCCGAGGATGTGCGCTCGCTGGAAGAGGACTCCCGGCTTGGCGGCGGCGAGCGCGTCCATGAGGCTCGGGCACTCGGTGACGGCCTCGTGCGCGGCGCTGCGCAGCTTGTCCGTGCGTTCCGCCCGCTGCCGGTAGTGAACCCGCTGGTTCGCGTTCAGCAGCCGCAGCCCGGCGGGCAGGGCGATGACGTAGGGCCGTGGCCCGGCCGCCGTGGTGGCGGCCGGAGCCTCGGGGGTGAACAGGGTGAGGTCAGCCACGGGGCACCGCCGTGGGCGTCTCGGTGCGGCAGTCGAAGCACGTGCGGGTGGGGCCCTGGAAGGCGTGCATCGTGTCCCGCTTGCAGGCGGGGCAGTGCGCCAGGTCGTTGACCTCGGCCGGGCGGAGCATCTCGATGGCGCGCGGGGCGCGGTGACGGCCGGTCGGGCGGATCAGCTGGCGCAAGCAGCGGCGGGCGTTCACGAGGCGGCCCCCGATCCGGGCTGCCGCGCGTCGGGCCACGAGGAGTTGCCGTCACCGGTGGGCGCCAGCTGTTCGGGCGTGCTGGCCGGCGGCTGCTCGCGGTGCTGCTTGGTGATCTCGGCGACGGTCACCCGCTGCTCGGGGAACTCCTCGTCGATCGTCGCCTCACCGCGCTTGATCGACTCGAAGATGATGCGGAGCTGCGCCAGATCGAGGTTGGTCCACTTCTCGCTGGCGCGTCCGGCGCGGTTCTCCTCCAGCTGATCGACGGTGACGCCGAGGCCCTCGAAGTAGGCGATGGTGTCCGCGATCCGCTGGGACCGGGGCTGGTCGCCCTGCCCGTTCTCCAGCGTGTAGTTCGCAACCTCCTTGGCCTGCTCCCGGTACCAGTCCGGCAGCACGCTGAAGATCATTTCTCGGAGCCTGCGGGCGCCGTTGTTCGTGTTGTTCTCGTAGACGTCCCGCGGGTCCTCCAGCGGCTTCCGCCCCGACGACTTGGTGAACCGCACGTGCGGCACCACGAACGTCGTCGACGCTCGCTCGTTGGACTCCAGATCCCAGGCCCACGCCTGCATCTCGGACTCGCCGGCCGCGTCGTCGCGGCGCAGCTCGTTCAGGCCGTGGTGGATGTTGCCCCAGCAGCGGGCCAGTTCCCGGGCGAACTGGATGGTCTCGCCGTTCACGTTGCCGTCCCCGCGGTTGAAGCGGAAGAACGACCGGGCGGCGAGGGTCTGCTGCCGGAAGGCGGTGCGCATCTTCTGCACCGCGATGGCCTCGTTGCGGGGGAACTGGCGAGCGACGATGACGGCGGCCTGCACCTCGGCGACCGCGCGGGACTGCTCAACCGCGGTGCCCTGCCCGACGAACGAGGGCGCCGGGGCGGCCGGGGCCGCGAACTGGTGGTCGGTGGTGGCGGGGTAGTTCACAGGTACTCCAGGGAGTCACGGGTCTCGGCCCACGGGGGCAGGGAAACGGGGGCGATCTCGTCGCTGTAGCCGGGCCAGTAGCCGGTTCGGGTGCACTCGGCGAAGCGCTCCAGGGCGCGCCGGTTGCGGGCGGCACCGATCCGCCGGGACGTCGCGTTCACCTCGATCACGGTGATCACGTACGGGGCCTGCTTCTCCTGGCAGACGAACACGAACGCAGCGGTCTCGTCGGCGATGCCGAGGGCGTGGCAGGCGGACCGGTACCAGTCGTCTTGCTGGTGGTAGCCGAAGTCGTCCACGGCCCGCTGGAGCTTCTCGGGGTGGGCGGAGACGCACGTCTTGTAGTCGGGGATGATCAGCCGCCCGGACCGCGGGTTCGGCAACCAGTCCAGCCGGGCCCGACGCATGACGCCCGTACGGTCGTCGCGCCAGAACAGGGACCGTTCCGGGGTGCCGCGCTCGGGGTCGAACAGCAGGGAGGCGACGGGGTGACGGCGCAGGGCGTCCGCCATGTCGTGCACCTGCTCCCACTCGGCGGGCTTCAGCGGGATCTCGCCAGCCTCGCGGGCCTCGCGCACCGCGGCCTTCGCCACGTTGGTGTTCCAGGTCTCGTGCTCGATCCGGCGGAGCTTCGGCCCGTTGCCGAGGACGAGCTTGTGCGCGGCGTTGCCGATGTCGAACGTCTTCTTCGGCGGCTGCGGGTGGTCCTGCTTGTAGCGGAAGATCGCGGGGCAGGACGGGTCCAGCAGGTCACGCGCGCCGCTGGACGACAGGGCGTACCGGTGGGAGTGGTAGACCTCGTTCGTCATCTCGTAGATGCCGGGCTCGGCGATGGGTTCCGGGCCGGCGGCCGGGGCCTGAGCCCCGGCCTGCACGACGGTCGTCATCAGGCGTCACCTCGTTCGGTGATGTCGGTGAAGTGCTCGAACAGGCCGCCGCTGACCACGTTCGGCGCCCACGAGTCGTTGTCCTCGTAGTGCACCCAGCCGTGGGCGTAGCGCTCGCCGGTGGCGGGGTGCGTGCCGACGTAGTCGACGGTGAGCGGGCCCCCGTAGAAGTGGGCGCGGTAGGTGTGGCCGGGCTCGAAGAAGTCGGCGGGGAGCGTCCGCAGGTTGTTCGGGCGGACGGCGCCGCGCTCGATCTTCGAGGCCATCGCGGCGACGGCGTCGGCCTGCGCGGCGCGCATCCGGCCGCCCATGGCCCGGAACTCGCGGGCCTTCTTCACCAGCCACGCCACGGTCATGGCGTCGCGCTCGGCGGTCACCTCGGCGTGGAAGGCGTCGAGGGCGTCACTCACCTCGGACGGCGACCAAACGGTCATGCTGCCGCGGTCCGTTCGGACCATGAGGGTGAGAAGCTTGCGGGCGTTCACGAGGCCCTCCGGTCCTGCTGCGTGGGCATCGGGTTGGCCGCGAAGTGCGCGCGGGTCGGACGCATCGACGGGTGCTTGATCTGCGAAGCGCCACGGCCCGGGGCCAACTCGCAGTCCACGTGGAACCACACGGCGCCCTCGTAGTCGCACTCGTCGCCGTCACAGCCGAGGGGACGGGGGATCATCGGGCGCCCTCCTTCATCTCCAAGTGGCAGGACAGCGCGAGCAGCCACGCGGCCAGCTGAAGCCGGGCCCGAAGGGCGGCGTGCTCGGCGGCGTCGTGCGCCCGGTGGGCGGCGGTCCGGGCCGGGCCGAGGGACACGTGCGGCAGGTCGTGCCCGGCGAAGTGGGCGACGAGCCACAACGGCGGCAGCGTGGTCGCGCCGATCCCCGCGGCGGTCAACCACTCGGCGGCGGTCGCGGCCGGCATCACGCGTCCTCCTCGTCGTCGTACTCGGAGGGGACCTCCAGCGCGGTGACGATGTAGCCCGTGATGGTCTCGGTCTCGCCGTCCTGGTCCACGGTGACCAGCTCGGCGACGCCGTCCTCCTCGTCCTCGATCCAGTCGAAGACGGTGGTCTCGCCCTTCGCCCACGTGCGCCGCTCCTCGGCCACGCAGTGCGCGCGGGCGGCGGTCTGGGTGCCGTAGTGGCCGAGGGTGATCCCGGAGTCCGGGTGCTCGGCGCGGTAGATGGTGACGGGCGCCTGCTCGGTGAGCGTGTACCGGATCGGGTCCTCGTCGGCCGGCCGCTCCGGCTCGGCGGGCTCATCGCTGCGGTAGCCCTGCCCCGGCGTCCGCCAGGCCGCGCACGCCCTCTCGATGGCGGCCAGGACCTCGCGGTCCGGAACCTCCGGCGAGTGCTGCCATCGGCCGATCGCCGCCGACAGCAGGTCTCCAAGAAACCCGTGCAGGTCGTCGTCCGGCATGACGTGCGCCCACGGAAGTGCGAGCGGCTCGGCTTCCACCTCGGCGGCCGTCTCCGGCGACTGGAGCAGCTGCGCGTCGGCGAGGTGCTCGGCCATCGCGTGATACAGGTCCGACGGCTGCTTGCCCGTCATGTTGAAGCGCAGGCCCACCGCGGCGATCGTGTTCGCGACGGTGCGCACCAGGTGCTCGCGGCTCATGCGGCCACCGCCTCGGCGATGCGGTCCGCCCACTGCTCCGCTGTGTGCCACTGGCACGAGGAGAGCCGCACCATCACACCGTCGACCGGAAACTCCACAGCCGACCGCTCGATCAACGTGCCCGTGCCCTCGTTCGCGTCCTCCACCGTGACCGACACGGCCACGCCCAGCGCGTCCGCCCAAAGCCGGGCGTCGTCCACGGTCAGCGCCTGCAAGGTCAGCTGCGGGCGCTCCTGCGACGCCTCGGCGCGGACCGCCAGCAGCTCGGGCAGGGTGGCCGCGTGCTCGGTGAGCAGCCGCACCGCGACCTCACTGAGGTGCGCCGCGTTCGTCTCCATCGCGACCAGGGCCTGCATGCCCTTGGTCATCGAGTCGGTAGTCTGGGTGCCCATCGGGGCCTCTCTTTCTGTGATTGGTAGGGGCGCCGAACGAGGGGTCGCCGAGCCGGACAAGCGGGCGGCCCTTCGGCGCGTCATGGGGTGGGTCAGGCGGCGGGGGCGGAACGGGCCTGCGCCAGCTCGGCCTTGACGCGGCTGGCCTTGGCCTGCTGCGCCAACTCCCGCTTGATGCGGCGGGCCTGCGCGGACTTCAGCGCCAGCTGCTGGTAATGCGCCTTCTTCAGCGACGCCGCGATGCCGGCCAGCTCGGCCTCGGTCGCGCCCGGGTTTTGCTGGCGCGCCATGTCGAGGAACCGGGTGTGGTGGCTAGCGCGGCGGGCGGCGGCGGTACGGCTCGACCGGTCCGTCGTCTTCGCCCAGCTGATGTGAGCCGCGAGTCGGAGCTGCATCGTTCGCTCGCTCGTGTTCACGTCGGTCTCCTTCTTCTGAGTTGCCCACGCCCATGGGCGTGGGCAGTGGGGGGTGAAAAAGAGCGTCGCGTCGTACATCGAGAACCGCGCATATGCGGTCGGCAACCTGCGGAGTGACTGAAGGTCGCTCCCCGGTCAGCAGGGCGTGGATCTTGCTCTTCGATACGCCCACCGCATCGGCGAGGCTCCGAATGTCGAGGGAGGTGCCGCCCGGTGCCCACCGCATCAGTCCGCGCAGCACGTGGCTGTCGGTCAGACGAAGTCGGGCATGGGTCATGAGCTGCGCCTCCGTTACTGCCCACGATCGTGGACAGCTCCAGTAGAGCACACCGCTTGTGCGATGTCCACGATCGTGGGCACATCTCTGTTGAGCCAAGTTAGGAAGGGTGTCCTTGCCTTGCCCCATGTCCGCCCGTGATCGTGGACAATGTCACCCAGGTGGAAAAGGGTGTACGGCTCCACCTGCAATTTCATACAGACGCCCGTGTGAGGGCGTGGACAAAGTGCCCAGAGAGGCGGAGGGATGCCACAGCAGCGGAACGCGCTGACGGAACTCTTGAAGGCGAGTGTCGGCCGAGGGCGCCGCATGTCCACGAGAGAGTTCGCTGCTGTAGCCGTGGACCCGGACACCGGGTGGTCGCCGAGCAAGAGCCTCGTTGCGAAGATCATCGGTGACCAGGGGTACGACATCACGCCGCAACTCGTCGGCGCGATCGCCGTCGGCCTCGGGCTCGACCGCGAGATCGTCGCGGCGGCCGCGCATCTTCAAGTGATCGGCTACACCACCGCCGAACTCACCAAGGGGGCGCCGGCCCGGCTTATCCGAACGATCGGCGCCGAGTCGGATGACGACTCGACCAGCAAGGCGCAGGCTGTAGCGGAGCGGTGGGAAGCCGAGCAGTAAGCGCTCACTCGATCGGGTGACGTTCCCCGGGGAACGTGTTTAGCCTGCGGCTTTCTGGTGACGGGATCACCCACTGTTGCTAGTGGTGCGCCCTGGGTTTCCAGCTCCATGCGTCGTACAGTGATCAGGCCTCGCGCGTGTCGAACGCACGTACGATTTTTGCTGCTCGGAATCGTCCGTGCGGGATTGGGGGTCAGGTGACAGATGTGCGAGTGGAGCAAGCCGACCTCGATCGCGGTACGCCCATGATGTACCGCGACTTCGGGTCACACGTCCGGCTTGCTCACGATCCCCAACAGATGAACGAGGCCGCCGCGCTCGCACTCCTGTGCCTGCGCATCCCGCGCCTCGTGGGAAACCTCCAGGTGCGTCGAGCCCACTAACCCCCCACCAGAACGCACCACAACGCCCCGGACACCGGTTCGCCGACACGAACCGGAGCCGGGGCGCAGGTGCCTTCAGCCGAGCCGATCAGCCGGCGACAGCCGAGCATGCGCCGACCGGGCACGCTCCGCTCCGGCGGACGCCGCATAGCGGGACAGCATCTGCCGCGACCGCCAGCCCGTGATGCGCATCAGATCGTCCTCGTTCCCGCCGTTCACCTTCCACAGGTGGGCGAAGGTGTGGCGGAACTGGTGCGGGTGCAGCTCGTCGATCCCGGCCTCGGCGCACCGCCGCTTGAGCATCTGCCCGACGCCCCAGATGGTCAGCCGGTGGCCGCGGTGCGCGGCTTGGTCGCCCCACCACAGCCACATGTCCTCTTCCAGTGGACGCCCCTTGTGTTTCGCGGCGGCACGCAAGTACCGGTCCAGGACGCTCGCGCACGTCCGGCCGAACGGAACGCTGCGCCACTTGTCGCCCTTGCCGAGCACCCGCAGCACCATCATGTCGAGGTCCAGGTCGCCGACCCGACGCTCGGTCAACTCGGACAGCCGCACACCGGTGTCGAGGAACAGGGTCAGGATCGCGGTGTCTCGACGGTCGGCGTACGCCCTGCCCTTGCAGACCTTGAACAGCTTCTTCAGGTCCTCCTCGGCGATGACGGGCACCTCCTTCTCGGGCACCTGCGGCGGCTTCATCGTGCGCATGGGGGAGCGGTCGAGTTCCTCCTCGTCCATACACCAGTTGAAGAACGTCTTGAGCGCGCGGAAGTGCTGATGTGCGTTCGCCGGTGAGGTGCGGGCGATCGTCGCCGCGACGTACGCCTCGACGTGCTCGCGGTGGATCTCGTCGAGGTCGCCGGGCGCGGGCCGGCCGGTGGCGCCGTCCTCGTTGGCGGGCCGGTACCCGTCCTCGGGGTCGAGCAGGAACCGCCCGAACGAGTTCACCGCATTCCCGTAGATACGGATGGTGTTGTCGCTCTTGTTCTGCGACTTGAGGGCGCGCAGCCAGGAGGCAGCCATGGGCCCGATGTTGTATCGCTCATCTGCCATCGTTCCACTGTGTGCCCACTGTCGTGGACAGTCAAGGCGCTTGGTGTGGTAGCGATGTGCATCGCGCCAGAAAAGAAGAAGACCAGCGTTTCCGCTGGTCAGAGGGTACTTGCGCCCCCGGCAGGACTCGAACCTGCGGCCAAGCGCTTAGAAGGTGTACGTGATTTAGCGATGTGCTCACCTGCGTATTCGCAGGTCGCTCCGAACCAAACTAAAGAAAGGCGCTTGGTGTCAGACTCCACCCAATTTGGCGAGGAACCGATGCCCCGAACGGGTGCCGCCCCGAGCCCACTCTAGGGCTCGGGGCGGCAGGGAGTCTGCGGCTCCGCCATCTGGACGGACGAGCGCCTCGCGCGAGGGACTCAGCCTCAGCTCCCGTCATGGAGGGGGCCACGACCACGTGCCCACCCCTCTCAAGATCATTCAATTTGCCTGCCCAGGCAAAGACAAGAACACAAGATCGTTACAGCGTTGGCGGGTGCCACTCGATCCGATGCCCGACTGGGTGCCCGCCCGCCGCCGGGAGATCGGAGCACGCATCCGCGCGGCCCGCCTCGACGCCAACCTCACGCAACTGGAACTCGGCCACCGCATCGGCCGCGACCACCGCACCATCCACCGATGGGAGTACGCACAACGCGTGCCCAACCTGGAGGACCTGTTGCTGCTGGCCGATGCCGTCGGCATCCCGCTCGCCGAGTTAGTCAGGTGAGCGGCCCGCCCCGCGGGGGACTTCCGGGACGGGCCGCTCCGCCGCACCTGCTCCCCCTCACCAGTCAGCGGAGCAGGCGGGCCTTCCCGATGCCGGCGCGGTCGGCGGCGAACCGGCACCGGGGGTCAGGAGTCCTTCGGTATGCCGTGCGGGTGACGGCGGATCTTGATGTTGCAGTCAACCGCGGTGGTGTGGTCGCGGTTCTGCCTCGCCGCGTCCCGCTGGCGGGCCAGCGCCTGGCACTCCGTGCAGTCGTGCACCGGGGCTGGGTCCGGAAGTGGAAACCCGGGAAGGGGAGGGAGTGGGATCACAGCCACCCCCTCCGCAGGAACAGGCGCAGCAGCGCGCGGCCGGTGGCGCACGTCTCGCTCTCCTTGCACGGCTCGCACGTCTCCAACGTGTGGTCGAAGAGCGCAAGGTACGCGTGCTCGCCCACGTGGCGGCGGCAGCCGCGGGGAAACCAGCGCATCGGTGACGCGGTCCCGCTGACCGGGGCCATGCGCTCGCCGAGGTCGACGGCCAGTTCGCCGGTGAGCGGCTCCTCGTGGCGGTCCCACACGCACACGCGGCCCTCTACCTGGGCATCGGTCAGCGTGGCCAGGTCCGGCATGGTCAGCTCGGCTATGGCCAGCTTGGCCACGGCCGATGGCGTGACCGCTGCGGTATCGCTGCTCATCTACTACCCCTCGTGGATCTCGGCCCAGATCTCCGGGCCCTCCGTCGTGTCGCAGCTTCCCCACCGATCCGCGCTGGACAGTGCAGGCATGACGGCCTGCCAGACCGCTTCGTCGTGGGGGGCTGGCGCCGCGGTGTGGAAGCGGGCGCGGCCATCCAGCACGAGCAGGTGGACGGGGTCATCGAGGACCCGTTCCAAGGCGGCTCGTAAAGCCGCTGCTCGCAGGCTGATAGGCACAGCACATCTCCGCTCTCGTGCGAGAGAATGACTCTCGTACGAGAGTAGCGAGAGCAGCACTACTCTGTCACGCAGGTCACACGGAAGGGAGGCGGACAGTGAGCACCGAGCCGCCGCTGTACCTGCGCGTAGCTGACGAGCTGCGCGCCCTCATCACCACCGGCGAACTCGCGCCCGGGGCCCGCCTTCCATCCGTCGCCGAGCTGATCCAGCAGTACGGCGGCAGCAACAGCGTCGCGAGCAGGGCCTACAAAACCCTCGTCGATGACGGCCTGGTCGTCTCGCGGCACGGCGTCGGCCACTACGTCCGCGGCCCTGAGACTCCCGAGCTGCTCGTTCGCCGGCACCGCCGTCGCTCCGAGGACTCACCCTTCGCGCAAGGCGCGGCCGAGCAGGGCGCGGTGGGCACGTGGCGGCACGAGTCCACCACCGAGCAGGCCTCGGAGGTGGTGGCCGCGCGGCTCGGCATCCCGGCCGGCGCGCCCGTCATGCACACCAGCTACGTGTACCTCGCCGACGAGCGGCCGGTGCAGCTGGCCGAGTCGTGGGAGCCGCTCGCCCTGACCGGGCAATCGCTCGTGGCGCTGCCTGAGGTCGGGCCGTACGCCGGTGTCGGGGTGGCTGCGCGGATGCGGGTGCTGAGCATCGAGGTTGGGGACCCGGTCGAGAGGGTGCGTGCCCGTATGGCCACCCGGCAGGAAGCGCAGGCTCTCGGCATGACGCCGCCCGGGCCGGTCCTCGCGGTCGAGCGGACCTACTACGACCAGGCCACCGGCCGCGCGGTGGAGACGGCGGACGTCGTGATGCGCGGTGACCGGTGGGTGGCCATCTACGGGCAGGCGCCCTGAGGCTCAGGTCGCGAGCACCTCGCCGACGGTGCGCACCTTGATGCCGCGGGCCTGAATCCCGTCCATGATCGCGGTGAAGTCAGCGAGGCTGCACTCGTTCGTCGTGGTCGCCGCGCCCGACGTGATCGCGTGGAAGGTCAGCTGAAGCCACGACCCCGTCGACGCGCACCGATCGAGCGGGCCGCCCGCCGCGAGCATGGTCGCCGGGTACGCCGGGCTGGCAGCGCCCGCCTGTGAACCGATGCCTGTGATGCTGCGCATCCGGTAGGCCATGCCGGGCGGGACCGTCTCGGCGGCATTGTCCGCGCTGGAGATGCCCCGCCCGCTGCTGAAGGTCCGGGCCACCAACTGGTCGATCGGGTCGCCGTCGGTGGTGGGGCCGAACCAGCCGCCGGGGTACGCGTAGTGCTCCGACGGGAATCCGTTGGTGACCATCCAGGCGCGCAGGAGCCGCAGCTCGTCCAGCACGGTCGCCGTGGACAACGTCGTGTACTTGGCGTTGTGGTTCGCAACCGAGTAGGCGTGCCCGGCGATCTCCCACCCGGACAAGTCCTGCATGGCGCGCATCTGCGCCTTGGTCAGGTAGACGGCGCTGGTGTCGACGACGTCCGCGATCGCGTAGATCGTGCCCCTCATGTTGCGCTTGTCCATCTCGGCCCGGGCGAGGGTGTCCACCGACCGGTAGCAATCATCGAACGTGATCGAGACGACGCCGCCGGGGAAGTTGGCCGCCGTGCCGTCGATGATCTCGACGGACTGAAGGTGCACGGTGGCCGCTCCGGTGCCCTTGTCGACGACTTGGAACGCCATGTCGGTGAAGCCGGACGTGTTGCCGGGCACGCCGGTGGGGCCCACGGTGTACGTCCCGGTCGGCGACCGGACGCCAGACCACTGAAGGGTGACCGTCACCCACTCGCCGGATTGGATCTGGTTCTGCGCGCTGCTGGAGTGCGTGAACGCGCGCCAGCTGTAGGAGTTGGCGAGCGTCGAGGAGCCCACCAGCAGGTTGATCTGGTTGATCCGCGACACATCGGTGACGCGGAACGTCAGCCTGAGCGCCTTCCCGGTGAGGTCGAACGCGGGCGCGCCGTACCTACGGATGTTGGCCACGGCCGCCGTGCCCGTGGTGGTCATGGCGAAGGACTGGCTGCCCTTGACGAAGGCGCCCGTGTCGTTGGCGTTGCTGGAACCGACGCCCGAGCCGGACGCCGTCCAGCCGTGCCCCGACTGCATCAGCGTCAGCACACTCGACGCGTCCCGCCACCGGGGCCGGGACGTGTGCGGCAGCAGCGGCAGCACGAACCCGGCCGCCGTGAGCCGTCCAGTGATCTGCGCGTTGCCGTTGATGTTCAGCCCGGCGAGCCACGCATTGCCCTGCTCGATGCTCTGCACCCGGGTCAGGCAGTCACCCACGAACGTGTCGAGGGAGCTGACCGAGGTGGCCAGGTTGTTGACGGTGCCGCCGAGCGCGGTCAGGTCCAGGGCCGTCGCGAACTTCCCGTCCGCCCACGCCCGGTCCCCATGCGGATCCACAGCCGAGGAGTGCGTAGCGATCGCGGCATCGGTGTACGCCTCGGCGTCCGCGTTGCTGCCGGGCTCCCCCTTCGGCCCCTGGACGAGAACGTACTCGCCCCCGTCGTACCCGGCCGGGATCAGGTCGGCGATGTCGACGGTGCCGAGCGCGGCGGGCAGCGACACGAACAGGGCGTCGTCGCCCGTCTCGACGCGGTACGTCCACCCCGTCGGCGTGAACCCGGCGGCGTCCACGGCCACCAGCTCGACGGACCACTGACCTGCGTTGTCGGGCTTGACGACGACGGGTTCGTTATCGACGACGACGCCGTGTTCGGCTGAGACGACGCGCGTCGGGACGGGCCGGATCCGCACCGGCAGCGGACGTCCCGCGCCGTCGGCGAGGGTCTGGTGTCCGGTCAAGGTGACGGTCTGCACCCCGGCAGGGAACGGCATGGGGTCACACTCCAGTTCGGTTGTACTCGTCGATCCGGTCCGGGGGCGCGGGAGGCTCGATGCGGTGCTCCCGCATCTGGCCGGTCAGCTCGGAGACGTACCAAGAGAAGGCGCGCACCAACGAGGTCAGGCTGTCGATGCGCCGCTCCTGCCGCTCGATGCGGCGGTCCAGGCCCTCGCGTATCTCCTTGAAGGCGGCGAGGTCGGCCTGCCGCTGCGCGGGCTCGGCCGCGACCTGAGCCGCCGCTCGTTGCGCCTCAGCCGTCGTACGGGCCGCAGCCCGAGCAGCCCGCGCCGCGAACAGCCCAGAGCCCAGCAACGCCACAGCGCCGAGGACCGACCCGGCCACCGCCGCAGCAACCCCCCACCCTCCGCTCACGGTCTCTCCTCAAGTGCAGGGTGGGGCATCTCGAACTCCGGCACGGACGCGGCCCACAGGATCATTCCGATGTGGCTGGTGGCGTACCAGCCGAAGACCGCGAGCCCCCGCGGATAGTCGCCGTTGAACGCCCCCCACAGGAACGCGCTGCCCCAGACGAACGGCGGGACCAGCGCGGCCACGAACCCGGCGCCGTCCCGTCCCACCCGCAGCCACCCCGCGGCGAACGTCACCGCCCCACACACCACCCACAGCCCAGCCCAGAAACGGATGTCCGCGAGAGCGACGAGGAGTTCGAGGCCGCGCGGGTTCGGCGCCGGCGTGAGCAGGTAGCCAGCGCCGAAGCACATCTTGCCCGTGCCGAGCAGCACGAGCGCTGCACCGCGGCGGCCCAGACGTCGGGTGAGCCGCCGGGCCGCCGCGCGCATCAGACGCCCGGCGCCGTGCTGGCGGAGTTCTTCGCGCCGACCACCCGGGCGAACAGCCCCTTCAGCAGGGACCCCGCAGCCGCTATCCCGGCCGCGGCGACCGTCTCCCAGAACGACGCGCTGAACATGTCGCCCGGCCCGGCAGCAATGGCGACACCGGCCGCAGCGACCAGGAACGTGGCGAGGACCCGCTCGACGAGGTCTCTCGCGTAAGTGCCGGCCGTCTTCACCACGGTCTCAGCGTTGGGCAGGTTCAGTTCCGACATGGCGGTACCTCTCACTTCTGGGTGTCGGCGACGTCCAGGCGGACGTCGATGGATTCCACGGCCGAGGCGATCTCGGCCCGGACCTTGGCGACGAGCGCGTCCACGTCGAGCGCCTCGTCGACACGGCCGAGCGCGTTGGCCATGGCGGTGATCGCCGCGGTCTGTGCGGCGTCGTTGGCCTGGAGGACACGCAGTCGCTTGCCCATGTCGATCAGCAGGGAGGCCGGCGCCCAATGGTCGTTGCCCGGGGACCAGTCGGCCGGGACGCCGATCACCCCGTCGGTCTTCCACAGCGTGGCCACGTCGGCTTTGGTCAGCGGCATGTCTTCCTCCTCGGTGGTGGGGCGCGGGGCCCCGGCTTTGGCCCAGGCGTAGACGGCGTCGCCGGGGCAGGATGTGGCGTAGCCGTCGCGGTGCCCGCCGAGCCATGTCCCGGCCGGCCCCTCGCGGCGGCAGTAGTCGATGGCGTCGCGGGCCCCGTCGAGCTGCTCGTCCGTCGGCTGGGTGAGCCCCGACGAGCCGACGAGCAGCAGCACCGCGTAGTCCTGGTTGTTCAGGCTGGTCGAGCCGTTCGCGCTGTTGCGGCGGCGCAGTCCTCGGCCCTCGTACACGTAGCCGTGGGTGCAGACGAGGAAGGAGTAGCCCACGTCGGACCAGCCGTTGCCGTCCATGTGCTGGGCCTGGATCTGGCGGACGTAGGCAGCGCATCCGGTGTGCGGCCGGTCGGTGTACGGCGTGCCGAGGTAGTGCAACTTCACGCCGCGGCGCTGGCCGCTGTAGAGGGTGGCGCCGTTGGGCAGTCGGTAGTCCCGTGCTCCCCACTGTGCGCGCGTGATGAGTTTCATGGTCGGGCCTTTCAGAGGAGTCGGGCGTACCGGGGTGCGCCGCCGATGGAGCCGCCGCCGCCGAACTTCCCGCCGGTGTTGGTGCCGCTCGTCCTGCGCACTTGGATCTGCACCTTCAGCGACGAGGCCGCCCGGTACGGGGTGAGGTCGAGGGTGAGCGCGGGCAGCGTGTAGGCGAACGTGGCCGGCACCGTCCCGCTCGCGGCCACCGTCGAGTCGTTGAACACCACCTGCCACTCCCCGCCGGTGTTGACGCTGGAGACCTGATCGCCGATGAACACCAGGCCGAGGGAGAGTTGCGCAGTGCGCGGGGAGAGGATCGTTTCCCACAGCGTCGCGAAGCTGGTGCTGTCCTCGTACACGAACGTGTGCAGGCTGGTCGGGTAGAACGGCAGCTCGTCCCGCTCCCACCCCGCCCGCTGCAACGCGGCGACCGTGTCCTCCAGCTCGGCGAGGCGCTGGAGGAAGTCCGTCTGCTTCTGCACCTTGGGCACGTCACACCCCCACGCAGGTCAGGCGCACGCGCTCGGGCCCGTTCACCGCGGTGTTCTCGATGCTGACGATGCGCAGCACACCCTCACGGCCGGCCGGGCTCTGCGGCTCGGGATCGATGACGAACAGCGCCTCGTCGCCCACCTGATACGAGCCGAACTCGGGGTCGGAGTCGGCGGCCACCTCGAACGTGGGCTGCGTCGTCGCCCTAGACCGGGCGTCGAGGTCGGCGTTCGCGAGGGCCTGCACCTGCGCCTCGTCGATCACCCCGTCATAGGTCTCGACGCCCTCCAGCAGCGGCCACCCCGACTCGATCAGATCCCCGGCCGCTGCGGTCTTCACGATCCGCGCCTCGCCCGTGCCGGCGCCCAGCCCGGACATCTCCGTGACGAGGGACGTGCCGTCCTCGGGCCAGTCGTAGTCGATGATCGAGCCGTGGCCGCCGCCCTTGGAGAACACGAGGCCCGACTCCTGCGCGGTCCGGCCGCGCCGCGGGTACCAGGCGCGGGCCCGGCGGTAACGGGTCGGGGCCTGGTTGTTCGCCGCGCTCGTCCAGCCCACCTCTACGCCGAAGTCGAACCCGTTATCCGCCGCCGCCAGCTCGGCGATCGCTTTGTAGATCTCCGTCCGCTCGTACCCGAAGTAGCTGACGGTGCGGTCGATGCCGTGGCCCGGGGCGGTGAGCGGGTTCAGGTCGACGTTCACGTTTCCGCCGGTCTGGTCCTGCGCGTACCGCAGCAGAGACCACATGATGAACTTCTGGTCGCTGTACAACCGCTGACCGCCGGCGTCCACGTAGGCCGGGTTCAGCAGCAGGCTCGTATCCGTGGACAGGGTCTTCTTGACGTACCGGTGCTGGAAGTACGACATGAATTCCGCGGCCTGGATCTGCTTGCCGCCCTTCACTCGGTCCCGCGTCCAGATGATGCCGCCCCACACGAGGACGCCGTCACGGTCGACGTACACCGCGGTCCGGCCCGGAGTGCTCGCGGTCTCCGGGTCGAGCGGCAGCGTCTCGTCCGCGTACGGGATCGTGCCGCTGAGCTTGCCGATGCCGTTCAGCTCGAACGAGTACTGCACGTCTGCGAGGGGCAGTTCGGCAAGCAGGGTGTCCGTACGCAGGTCGCAGAACAGGTACGTGTACGTGTGCTCGGGCGAGGTCTGCGTGTCCGTGGTGAGCATCGCGGACAGCATCGACAGGTCAACGCTCACGGGATCGGGGTCACCTCCAGCGTGCCGCCGGAGATCGTCGCCGTGCTGGACGAGCCGGAGCTGATGTTCCACTGCGGGGTGATCGTGAGGCTGGCGCCCGGGGTGAGCCCGGTGATGAGCCGCGTACGGGTCGCTGCGAGACGACCGCCCGCCGCGGTGAGGGAGTTGAACGACGAAGCGGTGATCGTCGTCGCCCCCGACGCGCGCCACGTCACGTGGCAGGTGGACGTGGACGTGTTCGTGTTCTCCGCGTTGGCCGAGATCGACACCCGGACCATGCCCGACGGGGGCACGGTGACGGTGATCGGCGCCCACGAGGCCGACAGGAAGTCGGTGTAGGTGGCGACGACGTTGAAGGGCGGGTTCGCGGCCTGGAGCGACGACGACGGCCGCACGTACTCGCGCACCTGCCGCTTCGTCCCCGCCAGCTGCCCAAGCTCCAGCACGTCCGTGTCGGTGAGGTACAGCGCCTGCCCCGGGTGCAGTCGGTTCGGTGCGTTGTTCGACGACACCGGCACGATGCCGCCCGCAGCCACCGCGTACTGTCGGTAGTCCGTGATGTTCGCCGCCGCCACCGAGGTCTGACTCGGGCCGATCGCCAGCTCGGCGAGCAGCTGCGCGTTGGCCGGCAGCGCCGGACGCACCGCCGCGCCCGCGCTCGCGGCGTAGGCGCCCTGGATGATCTCCAGCCGCCATTCGGACAGGCCGCCCGCGTACTCCTGGTCGTACACCGAGGCGACCACGGCGTCTTTGCGGTACTGTCCAGCGCCACCGGCGGGCTGCACCGTCAGGGTGAGGTCTGCGTCGTTGACGCAGAGGTAGGTGCCGACGCCGCCCGTGTCGTGCTGGTCGATGAACGCGAACCCGGCGGACACGATCACCGTCATGTTCGGTGTCGCTGCGGCGCGCACCTTCATCTGCGCGTTCTGGTAGCTGGGCTTGACGCCCTGCCGGATCCGCATGGGTGTCGGCTCGTCGACCGCGAACCCGGGGTACGACATCAGTGACGTGATCACCAGCCGGTCACTCCGGGCCGGGTACGTGCCGCCCTGCATCCACGGCGGCGGGTTGATAGCGGCCATCTCTCAGGCCTCCCTTCTTACAGGCTGGTGTCTCGCCACGTGGCGGTCAGCAGGGACGATTGGCCGGGCGCACCGGGCAGCGCGCTGCCCCGGTAGGCGAGTTCGTTGGAGCCGCGCTTGAGCACGGGCCACGCCGAACCGGCGCGCACCCACGAGCGGCGCGGCGTCGAGCCCATGAACAGGACAGCCCGGGTGCGGGTGTCGATCAGCAGGTACTCGCCGGGCTGGAGGGTGGCGTCGAGGGTGAGGATGCCGCCGCCTATCTGCTCGATCGCCGGGTTCGCGACCGGCCCGTCCAGCCGCAGGATCGGGAACGCCGGGGACGCGCCGTCGTTCACCGCGGTCAGCCGCCCGGACTCACCAGCGTCGCCGTACGCCCGGGGCCAGGACACCGCGCGGCGGGACGTCGAGGCGTGCGCCGTGCCATCCCAGGTGCCGCCCGGCAGGCTGCCGTCGATGTACTCGTTGAGCTGGCCGGACGGGTCGCACATGACGCCGTCCACCCGCCACACCGTCCCCGTGGACCCGTTGAGGGCGAGACCGATCCGGTCATAGGACTCGCCCGGGCCAAGCGTGTAGGCGACGTCGATCCGCCCCCACGTCCCGGCCGGAGGCAGCGCGGGCAACGCCAGCTGGAGCGGCGTACCAGTGGCCAGACGCAGCGCCACATAGCCGGAGGCGGGCGACCCGGACACGACCTTCACCCAGAACGACATGCGGAGCGTGGCGCCCTCGGTCTGCGGGGGGATCAGCCACAGCCCGCCGGCCTGCGATGCGGTGCCCGAAGTGTGCGTGTGCTCGACGCTGGCCACGCCGAACTTGGTGTCGGTGGTCACCCGAGTCCGCGTGATGTTCGCCCCGAGCGACACGGTGTTCGTGAGGTCCACCTCAGCGCTCGGGTTGAGCACGAGGTTCCGCACCTCGACGCCGGCACCGTTGTACGCGAGCGGGTACGACCGGCCAGCCGCCGGACTGTACGCCGTCGTCCACGCCGTCTTCTCCTCCAGCCCGTAGAGGTAGGGGTCGGCGCAGTACAGCTCCAGCGCGGCGTCCCCGATGCGCCAGAGGTACTCGGCGTCGTACGGGATCGCACGCTTCCTGACCTTCGCCCACACGAGGATGTTCTGATCGAGGAACTGGAGCGGGGCGGGCTGCGTCTGCGGCTGCGTCGCGTTCCGCAACGCGATCGACAGGGCCCGCAGGTCGTCCGGCGTCTCGCCCCGCAGCCCCAGCTTCAGCTGCACGGTGCGGGCCTCGGTGTAGTCCGGACCGGTGTAGTCGCCGTGCTGGCCCGGCCGGTCCACGTCCTCGGACCGGATGGCCGGCAGATCGTCCAGCCCCTCGATCCCCGTCACCGCGTACGGGCTGCCGGGGCCGAACGTGAGGTCGCCCCACTGCACCCGGCCGATTGCCTGCTGAGCCACGGTCACCGCCTCCCCACGAGGCCGCGCCACGACAGCTCACGGACCAGCTCGCCCGGCGTCGCCTGCGTGCCGTACATGTTGATGTTGTAGGTGTCGCTCCCACCGCCACCGCCGCCCGCATACACCGCGGCGAGTTGCCCGGGCAGCGGCGTGGCGGACAGGGCACCGCCCACCCCGGACGCGGCGTCGAGGACGCCGGCCGCGACCGACCGGGCCGCCTCCATGACGCGGGCCGAGGTGGCAGTGAGGCCGCCGCGCCAGCCCTCCATGTCCATGACGCCGATGTCGTGGAAGGCGCGAGATGGGCTCTTGGTCTTGTGGGACTTCTTGACCGTCTTCAGCATGCCCTCGGCGATCCGGCGCATCTGCCGCTCGATGGCGCCCTCTTGGGACCGGAGACCGGCGAGGAGGCCCTGCGCCGCGCGGATGCCCGCCGAGTACAAGGCGTCGCCCACGGTGTTGCCGGTCGCCGTGGCGGACTTCGCAAGCTGTCCCTGAAGGTCGTTGATTTTCTTCAGCTCGGCGGGGGTCGCGTTCGCCAGAGCACGGGCTGTCGCGCCGCCCGCCTCGACTCCGGCGTCGGCGATCTGCTGCAACAGGTCCGACCGCAGCCCCGCCTTCCGCAACTTGGCGATGTTCGCCTGGAAGTCCTTCGTCGCCTTGAGTGCCTGCTGTAGCCCCACCGTGATCGCGCTGACGCTGTTCACATCGGCGTGGCCGGTGGTGATGTTGGCCTCGTCGAGGATGCCCTTCGTGATGTCGGCCCGGACCTTGTCCCGCTTCGAGACGAGATCCTTGATCTTCTTCTCTACGTTGGCCAGCGCCTTGAAGACGTTGTCCCGCTTCGTGACGAGCTTCTGCAACTCGCGCGTCGAGGCGGCCAGCGACTTACCCACCCCGTTGCGGACGTTCGCCGGCAGGGCCTTGGTGATGGACTCCAGCCGCGACCGCAGTTTGGCCGTCGAGTCGTCGATGCCGCGGATGAATCCCTGGATCAGCAGCCGACCAGCCGGGGTGAGGATCCGGGCGTCCTTGGCTGGCGGGCCCTTCCAGCTGGTCAGCTTCCCCGTGATCTCGCCGAGCTTGCCCTTCACGGCGCCGACCATGGACGAGATGCCGTTGATGAACCCCTGGATCAACGACTTGCCCGCGGCGACCAGCGTGCCGTTCAGGCTCCCGAGAGCCGCACGGGCCCGACCCGGCAGACCGCGCACCCACGTGATCGCCGCAGAGATCTTCTGGTTGATCGCGTTCACCATCGACTGGCCGGCCCGCACCGCCGGCGTGACCATGCTCGCCGCGAGGTTACCCAGCGCGGACAGTGCCCGGGCGCCCATGCCGCGGAGCCAGCCGACGGCCTTCCCCACCGCGTCGCCGATCCACTTGCCGATGGCCGACGCCTTCTCGCTGATGAACGAGGCCGCCTTGCCGACGCCGTTCTGAGCCATCTGCCAGGCCCCGGAGAAGTCGCCCGTCAGCAGCTTGGCGATGAACTTCAGTACGGGCACGACGACGTTCGTGATCGTCCCCGCCAGCAGCCCAGCGAGGATCCCGGCCAGGCTGGCGATCAGGCCGATCAGGGGTTGGATGATCGGCATCAGGGCGTTCAGGATGAGCACGACCAGTTGACCGAACGCGGCCATGATCGGCGCGGCGGCGGCGAGCAGCTGGCCGAACGCAGCGCCCAGCGTGGCCAGGCTCGGCGCCAGCTGCACGAACAGGTCCGCGAGGATCGGCAGCAGCGTTTGCGCGAGCTGCGCGAGGAGGTCCGCGAACGGCTGCACGTAGGTGGGCATCTGCGCGAGGATCGGCGCGAGCGCCCCGAGCAGCGCGTCAGCAACTTGCTGGAGCACGGGCGCCAGCGCGACGAACACTTGCTGTAGTGCCTGGAACAGCGGCATGACCACCGGCAGCAGCGCCGTGATCAGCTGGCCGAACACGGCGAGCAGCGGCGATACGGCCACGACCAGCTGCCCCACCGCGCCGGCCACGGCCTGAAGAACAGGGCCGAGCGCCACGATGATCGGCTGGAGGGCGCCGCCCAGGGTCGTCACGAGCGTCTGGATCGGCGGGCCGAGGGCCGTGAACACGGGGGCGACCGCGCTGAGGGCGGAGCCGAGCAGCGGAGCCACGGTGGTGCCGATCGTGCCCATCGTCTCGAACAGGGAGCGCAGCCCGGATTGCACGCCCTCGGTGTTCACGATGTCGGCGATTGCTCCGGTGACCTGCTGAAGCGTCCCGACGAGCCCGCCGCCACCGGCCGGCACCGCGTTGAAGATCCCGCCGATGATCCTCCCGACGTTGGCGCCCACTTCCATCAGGTCGCCGATCAGGTCGATCGCCGTCTCAATGGCGTCTTCCATCGCGCCGGACTCGAACGCCTTGCCGATCCGCTCACCAATCGCGTTCGCCGAGTGCGCCGCCGCCGCGGTCAGCCGCTCGAACGACGGGCCAGCCGCCGCAGCAACTTGACCGAGCGCGGTGACGACCATGCCGGGCAGGCCGGACAGGTTCCGCAGGCCCGTGCTCGCTGAGCCGAGGGCCTGCCCCAGCGTCCCGGAGTCCGCCAACTCCTTGGCCGCACCGAGCGCGCCGGCCGCCATGTCGCCGAGCGCGGTCGCCGAGTTGAGGAGGTTCGTACGCAGCACCGGCAGCACGGACTTCGCGGTGCGTTCCAAGTTGTCCGCCAGGCCGCGGAACACTTCCTGCTGCACGGACTGCTGAAGGTCGCGCAGAGCCGGGCTCATGTCCCGCACAGCCGTCGCGACCTCGCGGGCCGCCGGGCTCAGCTTCTTCAGCGCCTCGTTGAACTCCTCGGCCTTGGAGGGGTCCAGCGCGGCCGACAGGGCGTCGTCCATGCCGACGGCCGCGAGCTTGACCGTGCCGGACGCCAGCTGCATCGCAGCCATACCCGTGACCGCCACACCCGCAGCCGGGGCAACGTTCGCGAGGGTCTGCACGAGGCCAGCCGCGAGGGGCACGGCCGCGCCGATCCCGGCCGCCGCCTTCCCCACCCCGGCGAGCGCACCCGCCGCGCTCCCGGCGACCGAGCCGAGGCGGCCGATGATTCCGGTGAGTCGCTGGGGCCGGTCGGTGTCCACGTCCACGTCGATATCGACGTCCGTGTCGTCGACGCGGCGGGCTGCGGCGAGGAGTTCGTCCAGCTGCCGGGCGGCCTGCCGGGTGGCGGCCTGCACGTTGATCTCGGGGTGTTCACCCGAGAGCCGCTGAAGGTGCGGGGTGAGCTGGTTGATGCGGCGTAGCGCCTCGTCGATCGAGACGTCCACGCCGATCCGCTCGTCGGCGAGGCCCTGGAGCTGCTCGCGCAGGCGGGCCAAGTCGCGGTCGGCTTGGTCGCTGTTCGCGTCGACCTGCACCTCTGGCAGGTTCGCGAGCAGGTCCCGAAGCTGCCGCTGGATGCCACCGCCGAGCGCGGCGCCGACGCTGGAGCCCTGCCGTGAGGCGTCGGCGACCGTGCCCTGCAACCCGTCGAGGTTGACCGCCAGATGCGACACCAGGTTCGGCAGGTTGATGTCGTCGGCCACGGGTCACCTCCTCGGATTCAGGTGCGGCGCATCGACGCGAACCCCATGAGGGAGGCCCCGTCCGCGGGTTCGGCTGTGCGGTGGCCGCCGGTCTGGTGGGCGGCCTGGTGCTGCTCTGCCAGCGTCATGAGCTGGCAGAGCGTCATGTCCCAGAAGGCTCCGGGAGGAATGTGGAGGGCACCGACGGCGAGGTAGTAGCACTCAGCCCAGGGGAAACCGTCTCGACCGTCACCCCGGGCACGGCCGGGGGCCCGTCGTTTCCCAGGGACTCCAGCGCCTTGGAGAACGCCGCGTTGAACGCCTCGACATAGGCCTCGGTGCGGCCGGGGTGGAGCAGGTCGGCAATGTCCGCACCGTCCGTGCGGCGCCGGTACACGATGTCGCCGGAGATGCGGCGTACGCCCTTGGCGTCCTGGTGCTCCCTGAAATGCGGTTCGAATCCGCCGGGCCCGACACATCCGGCGCCGACGAGCTGAATGATCGGGCCGAACGCGGCGCCCTCGCCGGTGGTGTCGATCGCCTTCTGTACGGCGGCCACGGAACCGTAGCGGGCCTCCAGCAGCGCGAGGGCGCGGAAGCTGTAGCGCAGCGAGACGGTGGTGCCGTCGGTGAGGGTGACGTCGCCGCCCTCGGCGAGCAGGTCAAGGCCTTGCGTCATGGTGGTGTCCCTGGGGTCAGTGCCGGGTTTCGGCCTGCGGATGGGGAGGGGGCCGGGGCGGGCGCGCTGAGCGAGGACGCGCCCGACCCGGGGCCTTAGGCGATCGCGACGGCGGTCTCGTTGATGACCACGTCGATCCACTCGCCGTTGCTGATGAGCGGCACGGCGCGGGCCTCGATCTCCGGCGTCTTGTAGTCCTCCTCGGCGAGGCCCAACCCGGGGAAGCTGGCCATGATGCACTTGTAGAGAACGAAATGAACGTCGCCGCCGATGAGGTCACCGCCGCTGACCGGGGTGACCGCCTCCAGCTTGAAGGGCAGGGGCTTGGCGGTCTTGGTCATCTTCCACACGCTCTTCTGCGCGGGCGTGGTGCCGGAGTCCGTGACCGTGCTGGACATGAGCGCCTTCAGCACGTCCAGCGACAGCTTCGCGTGAGGGAACGACACGGTGACGTTGGAGATCGCGGCGTCGGAGTCCAACAGCGTGTTGTCACCCCGGAGTTCCTTCACCTCGACGTCACCGGAGATCTCCACCGACTTGATGCCGGGCACGTCAACGAGGGCCCCGTACACCGGGGTACCGCCCTCGGGGTCGGAGGTGAGTGGCGCGATCTTCGCGTCCTGCACCGCGTACAGCTTGGTGACTCGGGAGATGGGCATCTCGGTTCCTTCCTGGTGCCGGGGTCCGGCCCGGTTACGTGAGGGGTGGGGCGTCGGCTGCGGGCTGGGGGACGGTCTCGAAGCGGGCGGCGGGCAGATCGGGTGCGGGGCCGGCGTCCTGCGGCACGATCAGCCCGTCCACCACCCACCACGTGCACCCGGGCTTCGCGTTGGCTCCGTGCACGGCTACGGCGCCGTTGGTGATGGCGGCGCGGATGCGGGCCACGGTGGCGCCGGGGCGGGGCGGCCAGTGCGGGCCGAGGGCGGCGATCACCTCGTCACGGGGCAGCTCGGTGTACGTGGTCCTCATACGGGGATCACCTCCGTGCGGCGCAGCTCGCGGTGCACCTCGACGGTGATGGACTCGCGCAGCTGGTTGTCCGCGACGGGGAACCGGTCGATGTCCTGCACGCGGACGCCGTACACCTTGCTGGGGGCGTCGGGCAGTTGGCAGCCGTGCAGGGCCGCGGCGAACGTCTCGGCCAGGCCGTAGCGTTCGGCGTTGCGCGCCAGCCGGGTGTTCACCTTGGTCCGCGCGGGCTGGATCAGGTCGACGGTGATGATCTCGACGACGGACAGATCGGCGTCCGGGTCGCCGAAGTCACCGTTCGCCACACTGTTCAGGCGGATGTCCTCGCGCTGGATCACACCGTACGGCGGAGCCTGCCCGGGCCGGGGCCCCTCGCGGAAGAAGGGCACGCCGGAGCCGAGCGCCTCCAGCCGGGCTTTGATCGCGCCCTCGGTCGTGGCGGCCATCAGCGCCGTCCGATCTGCGAGGCGTGCGCCCGCCAGAAGATCGGCGTCATCTCGATCGCCGGACGGAGGAACGGCTGCGCGGCGGTGCCGGGGTGGTTCACCTTCGCCACGGGATGAGCGGCGCCCGGCCAGTACAAGGCACGCTTGTTCTTCGGGGTGATGACGTGCGGGGACGTGCCGTACTCGACGGCCGCCGCGTAGTTGACGTTCGTGCCGATGACGTAGCCGACGCTGCGCCCGGAACCCTCGGCGCGGGACACGATCGACGAGCGCAGCCGGCCGGTGTCGACCGGGGCCCGGCGGCGCGCCTCGTTCTGCACGTCCATCCGCGTGCGGTCCACGGCCCGCTTCACGTCGTCGGACATGCCGCCGAAGTACCGGCGTAGGCCACGCTCGTACTGACGGGTGTTGATCTGCGTCGACACCTGTGTTCCGAGCCGCAGACGGGACCGTGACCGGAAGCGCATCACACACCGCCGATCAGGTTGT